CACAAAACTAGGAAATACAATAATAGATCCTTTTGGTAATATCTCTTTACATTGTATTCTATGTTTTGATTCGTCTCGCATATGTGGATCATAATTTCTAAAATCAAACTCTAATTCACCACCTTTGTATTCTGATCCATCTGTTAATTGACAGGTCATAGATAACTTTCTAATTCTGCCATGCTCTGGATGATTAGGATCTTTTCGATCATAAGGTCTATCCCAACTATCACAGTGCCAATCATAATATTGATTTAGCTTATATTTTGTGAATTGACAAGACTCACTTCTTTCCCAATCAAAGTTCCAACCTGCAGCTTTATTTGCTTCGTGCACATACGGGTGCAGTTCTTTATATATCCAAGTATCGTTAAGCCATACCAGATCAGATTTTCTTTTACGCTGCATATTTTTAACCTCATCCTCTTTTAATTTTCTATCTCCATATCCGCCAGTTCTAGCCATAACTTCTTTTTGTTTATTAGCATAAGCTATAACATCATCACAGAATCTAGGTGTGAGCACACCACTGAAGTACCAATAGTAATTAGATATATTCATAGGTTATTGTCTGCACAAAATTTAAACTATCCTTTTGATTATTAGTTAAGTAGTACATATTAGTTGATGGAAACATTATAAATCTGTTATTAAAAAGTGGTATATCCCAATTTCTTCCTTTGCGTCTGTTATCTTCAAAATGTATTCTGACCATACAGTCTTTGACTTTTACACCATAGAGTAATGTATAATCTGGCGAGTTTCGTAGATCTACTGGATCTATATTTAATAAAGGAATTGTAGTCTCTTGAGGTTTATATATGTTACCCCACGTTTCTTTGTTAACTAAAGTAAATCCATACTCTAAATTTATATGATCTCTCATATAAGTATTTAACATATCGAATGTTCGTGAGAATGGAAAAGGTGAATCTGTAACCTGTGATTTTAAAATATCGTTTTGTAATTTATCTCGATCAATGTCCCAATCTTTAGGCATTGCCACATCACCGTAATATAATGCTATTTCAGATAATACTTTCTTTTGCATACCACATACCTTTTTAATTTAAGCTTTGCTGTCTGTCAAGTCCCAGGATTGGCCTTCTTCGTTCCAACTATAACTCCATTTATGAGTATCAGCTGTATTTTGTGATTCTTGTTCTGCTGTTAGTGCCGGAGCATCACCGATTGGTGATTTCCAAGAAGCTGATTCAAAATGTTTTACCCAAGATGCATATGGTTTTTTAGGCCAAAAGATATTATCATCTTCGTCCCAAGTATAACCTATACCTGCGTAGTTACCTCTTAAAGGTGTTCCACCTAATTTGTGTTGTCCGCCTTGTGTATTGTAAGACGTTTGAATCCACATCTGTGCAGGCCAATTATTGTGTCTCTCTAACCACTGTTGACCTACTGTTTCATCCTCAACACCATCAGCATTTAACATCTTATCATTATCCATAGTTAACACTTGAATAACTTTTCCGTTAGCTCCTAGTTTTGCAAAATGTGCCATAATGTTTCTCCTTATATATTAATTTTAATTATCATTCAACTATTGAAACTTGTACCTTATTATTACTATACCAGAGCCACCCGCACCAGATGTACCTGCTCTAGTTCCACCACCACCGCCTCCAGTGTTAGCTGTTCCAGCTCCTCCAGGGTCACTTCCACCATCACCACCTTTTCCACCACCACCTGCTCCTCCAGGACTACCTGTACTAGATCCACCTCCTCCACCACCAGAAAAATATCTAGCTCCTGAAACAGGGCCGGTTGTACCATTACATCCAGCAAATCCTGCACTTACCACAAAAGATCCTGCTCCACCTGGTCCTCCAACAGCAGGAGAAGAAGTATTACCTCCAACAGCGGCTGCGCCACCACCACCAGCACCACCGTAACCAGAACCACCACCTAGACTTATTCCTCCATCATTGCCTTGAGCGGGCGATACAGAGGGTGTGTTTCCTGTTCCTCCAGTGCCAGGTGTTGGACTACATCCCCAACCTCCACCTCCAGATCCTCCTGGACCTCCGTTAGCTTGACTTGGTGTTGATCCACCTGCACCAAAACCACCACCAGCAGATGATATTGTAGAAAATGATGATAGATTACCATTGTTACCATTAGAATTAAGAGATGGTGCTGATGCACCTCCTCCACCAACTACGATTGAAAAACCAGTAACACTAACAGGTATTGCTGCAGGAGAGGGTGAATTTGGAGCTACCAAAGGAGATGTTTGAGGCGCTGGCATACAAGTTGTATTAGAAACCCTAAAACCACCAGCCCCACCTGCACCTGCTCCAAAAGCTCCATTTGCAGCACCACCACTTCCACCTGCTCCTACCACTAAATAATCCACTGTATTTGAACCTGAAGCATTACCCGCGTCTGAAACACAAAAAGTTCCAGGTCCTGTGAATGTATGAATTTTAAAATTACCACAAGTTGTTATAGTTCCACCAGTTGCTGTTACAAAAGCCTCTGTTTTAACTGAGGATTGTAAACCATCATCTGTTACTAACCAACCCTGTGTTGAATCTATAAAAATTAAAGTAACCGCAACACCTTCTGTATCTATAACTGCATTAATTGCTGAACCACCAATTTTATCTGAACCATTTTGAACTAATGTCAATGCGTGTGTATCAAATGAATTTAAATAATCTTTAAATGCAACAACAGCTCCAGGTGTTCCTGCTGGTAGATTAACTGATACTGCACCACTAGATGTATCTACAAAATATCCTTCACCAGCAACCGCTGTAAAACCTGATGTTTTAACTGTTGTTGTCCAAGACGCCGAACCTGTTGCACCAAAGTTTGTTGCTGTGCCTTGGTTATTAATTGTTGCACCACTAGGAATTGTGAACGTATCACCACTATCACCTAGGGTTACTGTGGTTCCAGATCTTGGACTAATTTTATTTACTTTTATTTCACTCATAATTTACCTAATTTTGAAATTTATATCTTATCACAACAATTCCTGATCCTCCAGTACCACCAGCTCCACCTTGACCACCACCCCCTGCGCCACCACCAGTGTTAGCTGTTCCAGAAGTTCCATCACTAGTTCCTGGACCACCTGCTCCACCACCACCTACTCCAGCAGTGCCGGGACCACCTCCTCCAGGTTGGCCTGCACCACCACCGCCACCACCACCATAATATTTAAATGAACCACAAGTAACACCTGATGGTCCGAAAGCTGTAGGAATAAATCCACCACCTGCACCTCCAATTCCACCTCCTGCTGTAGATGGCGCTGTGCTTCCGCTAATTATAAACCCTCCACCCCCAGACCCACCTCCTAAAGTATGACTTGGGTTGGAGACACCTCCATTCGTTCCTTGAGCTGGGCTTGTAGGTGGAGTGTTTCCGCTTCCTGAAGGGCTAGGTGATTGTCCTCCTCCACCTCCTGATCCTCCAGGACTATTTGGATTTCCTGCACCATCTTTTGCACCACCTCCACCACCTGTTGATGTAATTGTGGTTGTTCCTGAAAATACTGTATCGCTTCCTCTGCCTGCACAAGGTGCAACCGCACCCCCACCTCCAACTGTTATTGGAAAACTTTGTTGTGTAACTGGTTGAGATGCTGTGCAACCTCTTGGATTAGTTGGTGCAGGAGCATTATTAAAAGTTCCATCAGAAAATCTTACTCCACCTGCTCCACCTCCTCCACCATTATCTGAACCACCAGCACCTCCTCCAGCAACTACTAGATAATCTATTGTATTTGATCCACTTGGCAATCCTGCAGAGCTAACACAAAATGCACCTGGACCTGTAAATGTATGAATTTTAAAATCTCCACAAGTTGCAACAGTTCCACCAGATGCAACTACATAAGGACTTGTTCCTGTTTCAGTGTCCTCTGCATTTTGAACGTTAATCCAACCTTGTGTTGAGTCTACATAAACGAAAGTTGATGCCTGACCACTTACAGCTAACGCTCCATTTTGTGCTAGACCACCAATTGGTTGACCATTTCTATTTAGTGTTAATTGATTTGTACCAAAATTTCTTGCATAATCAGAAAAAGCTATAATACTTCCTGCTGATGGTGATGATGGAAAAGTTACAACTACCACTCCGCTTGATGTATCTACGAAATAACCTTCACCATTTGCAGCTGTAAAATCTCCTGTTTTAATAGAACCTGTCTGCCAATTGACAGAACCTGATCTACCAAAACCTGATTGAGTTGCGCCTGATGCAAGAGCCACAGTACCACCACATCTACCGATTGTAACTGTTGAACCACAGACAACAACTGTATTACCAGATCCTGATCCTACAGTGGTTGTTGATCCACATTTTTTGATGATTGTTGAATCATCTGAAACTTTATTTATATTATCTACTTTTATTTTACTTGTCATAATTATTGAAATTTGTATCTTATTATTACTATTCCTCCACCACCGTTTCCACCAGCTTGATTTTCATATCCAGCTGCACCGCCGCCACCGCCAGTATTAGCTGTTCCATTACTACCAGCTCCACCTGGTCCTGGTCCTTGACCACCATTACCACCACCACCAGCTCCGCCAGTATAAGTACCAGGGCCTGGACCACCTCCAGCGCCACCACCAGCTCTTGCTGTTGGTGTTCCGTTAATACTCGAAGTTGCTCCACCACCTCCAGTTCCGACAGTACCAGAATTTGTAGAAGTACCTGCAACAAGTGCACCACCTCCTCCACCACCACTATAAGGATTTGCATAAGGGGTTGAAGTTGTTCCACCATCAGTTCCTTGAACTGGATTAACGGGAGGTGAATTACCTGTTCCTCCTGCATTTGAAGGTGAAGGAGATCTACCTGATCCACCACCTGATCCACCATCTCCACCGAGTTCATTGGTATTATTAGGAGTATTATTATTAAAAGTTGCACCAAAACCTCCAGCTGCAGATTGAATACCTAAAGCACTTGAAACATTACCTGAAGTTCCTTTTACTCCGTAACCAGGGCTTCCTCCTGGAGTAGCTGGACCTCCTGGTCCACCAGCTCCAACTACAATTGGATAAGCTTGTGCTATAACCGTAATTGCTGCTGCGGGAGCTGCTCCTCTAGGAGATGCAGTGTAACATCCTGATGCTGAACCTGGAGATTCTCTATATCCTCCTGCGCCACCACCACCGGATTGATAGCCACCGCCACCTCCTCCACCACCAGCTATAACTAAATAATCTACTTGAGTTGAACCTCCTGAATTTCCTGCACAAGTAACCGTAAAAGTGCCTGGACCTGTAAATGTGTGAACTTTAAAATTTGTACAAACAGTTGTTTCTGTACCACCTGTTGCAGTAACAAAAGCTGGTTTAGGTAAATCTGCTTCAGTTGCCGCATACACTACTTGCCACCCTTTAGTTGCATCACCATAGATTAAAGTAAGTGCTTGACCCTCTACAGCTATTAATCCATCACTTGCTTCTCCAGCTATATTTGAACCATTTCTTCCAATTGTTAATTTATGTGTATCAAATGTATTTGCATAATCTTTAACAGCTACAATGTCGCCAACGCTTGGAGAAGATGGTAGTGTCATTGTAATTGGTCCACTAGTTGTATTTACAAAATAACCTTCTCCATTAGCAGCTGTAAAATCCCCTGTTTTAATTGTAGTCTGCCAATCTACAGTTCCAGTTCTACCAAAACCTGATTGACTAGCACCAGATCCAAGAGTCACCGTATCACCAGATTCACCTAGTGTTAAGGTAGTTCCGCATTGTGGTGCAACTGTATTTACTTCTATTTTAGACAATGACTAATACCCCTGTTACTGTGATTGTACCAGGCACAGTTATTGGTCCTGCAAGAACTCCGTTCTCAACAGTTTGTGTACCATCAATAGTGCCTGCTTGATTATTTATAAATTCATTTGGAGCCGTTCCGCCTCCGATATATTGGATTCCGTTTACTATTGCCGTCATAATTCCTCCTACGAACTAATATCGTCGATAAATGAAGTGACAATATCTAAACTAGAAGCAGTATTACTTTTAGCTTTTAAATCATCACCATTCTTTAAAACAATTTTTGCACCGCCTTGAATTAATTCAATAGCAGAATTTGGTGGAACACTGACTTCTTTTGCAAGAAAATGATCATTACTGCTATTTTCAATAAAAACATCAACTAAAATAGTAGAGGTAGTAACATTGCAGCATCTTATTCCAATAACCGCATCAAAGTCTCCGCCATCTACTAAAAGAACTTCTGATGTTCCGACGTTTCTTTGTAAATTGTTTCTAAAATTTTGTGCCATAATTTATTCCTTTATAATGCAACAGCCATAGCAAGTGCAAATCCTGCTGAAGCTGCTCCTACCGGATCTCCTGATGCATCCAAGAAAACCGATTTACTTGCAGGCATTGTACAAAAAACATCTTTAGTGCCTGCACTAAAATCAACAACATTATCAGAGTTAGAACTACTAAAAATTGTAGCTCCTGATCCCCTTGTTAAGTTTGCACTTGTAGCATCTAGTGTTCCAAGTCCAACCTCAAACTCACTCGTACCTTGATTAAAGATACAATAGTAAGTCGTGTTATTGTTTCCTATACCTTGTGCAAAAGTTTCAAAACCAGTTACCGCTGCTCCAAGTGCGAATGCACCTGTTCCAGTAGTTGTGCTTGTTACTTTTACTCTATCATTTATAACCAACGCCATAAATTTTTTCCTTAACTCATACTAATAATTGCATTAGATGGTGTAGTAGGATCAGGGAACGTGATGGTAAAAGTACCATTCGTTGCTGTCTTGTTTCCACCAAAATCTAAAACCACTACTAATCTGTTAGCTACTGAATCAACTGTATCAGTATTGTAGATAGCTGCAAAAGCTGCAGTAAAAGATGCACTACTATAAGTAACATTGTCAAAATCAACTGAAGCAACTGCTGTGCTCGAAGCAACTCCAAGTCTTGTTAATGTTTTTACAGAATAGTTAGTGCCGCCCGTGGTATCTACCTCACCATTACCAGTTCCTAATAAAGCAACTGTTGATGATGCTGAATATGGATTAGTTGTATACAGAGAAATTTTAAAAGTGTTTCCACCAGAAGCTTTGAAGTTATGATTCGCTTCGAAGAGA